GAGCGAACTCAATTCGAGTCCATTGGCTTTCCGAGAAAGCCAATGGCTCCCTATGGAAAGCTCCCACATTTGCGCAAGTGGGGCGGGTCCCGGGAATAACGCTACCGGTATACAGCGTGGACTGAGTCCAGGGTGGTTTATGCTTGTCTAATACTCCGCGGGTGTAAAACCAGAACCCAGCGGTAGAATCGTTAAGTTTCGTTTAACAAGACGCCTGATTGCTCTAAGATCTTGGCCACAGGAAGCACAAGAAATTCCTCGATATTGTTAGTCACCCAAGGAGGAAGGGTGATCCCAAACTGGCGGTGGTGCACGACAGTCTGGAGAGCAGTAAATCATTGCCCAGTGCGGCTCAGCTGCTCTTGGATAACTGCACTGAAATTTTAGTGGCTGCACGACCACTTGCAAAGGCGGAGGCATCAGGTACTTTGCAAACCTTTGGAGAAAACTCCCATAAATGCCGGGGACGGGTTCGTGACCCGTCGCACCCAAAGAGGGGGTGGGTTGCGCGAAGGGACCAAGTCGCAACCATACTTTACTGGCTTAAAGTCCCATAGGTGGCTTACGAGAGCATTGTGGCGATCTGTGAGGCGACCCTGACGGCCGCCTCAGCTCCCTTGCCGTAGCCAGCAGCAAGGGGGCCAAGACGCTTCAGCATCACGTTGACCCATCGAGCCCAGTGCTCGATGTGGTTGTCATTCGGCAGCACGTTGGGAAGGGCCGACACCACGTTGAATGCGTTCTGCATGTCGATCAGTGAAAACGGCTCGATGGCTGAGGACCCGCCAAGAACGTTGTTGTTCACTGCAACTCCAATGCATGTGAGGAGGCGCACGGTGAAAGCGGTGCCGCGGTCGCAGGTGACAAAGGACTGGTACGTCTCCATGAGGTCCTCTCGCGGGTCAGCAAACCCTGTTGGAGTGCCGTAGCGGTGGAAGTCGTAGGGCTTGATGACAAACGTGGTGCCTTCGACAAGGGCTATCTGCCGACACCCGGGTTTCTCGCTGATGTCATCCTGGTCAACGCTGATCTGGTCGAGAGACGTCGCGCGGATCTGGGTCGCGATGAACTGTCCGGCCTGGATGGTGCTGCCTTCGCAACGGGAAATCCAACCGGACCTCCCGAGAAAGACCACTGGGACATCGGAGCCTTCCGAGGTGACGTTGAGTGTGCGAGCCATGGCAACGAGGGCAGGTTTCGCGGTATAACCAAGCCAGCTCTTCGGGGCTCCAATCTCGTCGACGCCGGCGGTGGTGACCCGCAGAGAAAGCGCGCTGGTCACCACGGCGCCAGCTCCGCTGCTGTTGGTCAGGCGAAGACGGACGCCGGTGAAGCTCGCGGCAACGTTGGCGAACGCGTTGGGCGCGCCGCGCGTCGCGGTGCAGGCGACGGTCCAGACACCAGCTGTGGAACGGTACTCAGCCACAACAGTGGGTAGGCCTCCACCCGACTGAACGGTCCAGTCGAGGTTAAAACTGGCGCCGGCGCCAGACGTGTACACGTACGAGATCGGAGTGTAGTAGCGGCCATTCGACGGATCAACCACAGGGGCCACCTGGTAGGCGGGCTCGCCTACTAGGGGCAAGAGGCTGACCGGAAAGCCGAGAGTCTGGCTGAGCGTGTTGGGGGGCTGGATGCAGCGCTGCGAGACGGTGGGGTCGTAAAGCCCTGAGACGAGGCAGTTGTCTGCAACAGAGGATTCGCTGAATTCCATGATGGCAGCAGCCGTATTGCCGAGCGTCTGGCTGTTGTCGGACACGTAGAGTGGCGTGGTCAGCGAGGGGTAGACCACCATGTCGAGGCGGGCAGTGCTGCCGGAGACGCCGGGCGTGCGTACAGTGAACCGCGAGTTCTGTGTGAGAATCTGGAACGCGGTGCCGTTGATGTTGACCATCGGGTTGGAAATGCCCAGGAGCTGGTACACATTGAGCATTGCCAACAGCACACGGTTGTGGTGGTGCGTAGCGGCGATCTTCATCCAGGGGCTGAAGCCGGCGAGCTTGTCAGGAACCGGGCGGGGCACAGACTTCACGTTGCCAACGAGGCGCTTGGGCACGACCTGGGCGGGCTTGGGCCGGGGCTTGGCCTTGGAAGGCTTCTTCTTTTGTGGCGGGCAAGACTTGGGAGGCATTGCGGACTGGCGAACGAAAGAGACGCTCTCTGGTGAGTTGTAAACTCCCTCCGTTATAACTTTATGCGCGGGGAGGGAGTATAGGTTGTGTATCCTGTAATCAGGCCAACAGAGAGAGCGTGCGATGCACATATCAGAAGATGAGTCGCGCTGGAAACGCTCGCACAAACGATCTCGATACAACCTGAAGCGGTGGGCCTCGGGGTGGTAGAACGCCTCTATGTAAAACGCGGCTGCGCGGGCGAGCTTGATGGCATCAGTTGCACTGGCTCGAACGTAAGCCATAGAGGCGGTGAGCTTATCAGCGTTGGGGACTGGCACATAGAGGCCGTCTACACAGCGAGTGTCGTGGCTCAAAAAGTCGAGCTCTGACCAATGGCGAGGCATCTCGCACTCAGTGGTGATCCCGATGTCGTACTTCGCCAAGATGGACTTGATGGCTGCGAAGGTGACGTACTTGTGGGCAGCTTCAGACAGTGTGAACGTGTTGTCATCACCGACAATGACGGTAGCCATGTGGTCGTAGATGCTCAACTGAGGTACCAGCCGTTGCCACCACAGGTGCTGAAAAACGCGGTCCGCGAAGGTGGCAAGCATGAGGGTGAGGAAGTCCCCTGAAGGGTTGCAGTTGAACTTACGGCAAATCTCACCGTTGGCCATGGCTAAGGTCGTGAAGGGCAGGTGGCGCAAGTAATTCTGAATGCGAGTGTGGTGCTCCGGGGATTCAGAGCCACAAGCCTCGTGCAAGAACTGCCCAAACAGCGTAATAATCACAACGTTAACAGACGCCTCGAACTTCTCGTAGTCAATGCTGTAGCCACGCTCGAACCTTTTGAGGCGGCCGATGATGACGGTGTGCCAGCCACGGTTGAACTTGCTATGGCCAACGACGTGAGGCGAGTGTGGCAAGCGGTGGTTGTCGTAGAACCGACGCGCTACATGGCCGAACAACCGCAGACCGTGATACGAGCGATCGATGGGGCTACCCATCGTGTTGCGGGTGCTCTTGGAGAGCACCTTTTCCGCGGGGCGAATCTCTTCTTTGGGGGCGGTGCCGTAGATGGGGCAGTCACGACCCTCAAGGAGAAGGTCGAAGGTAGCCTGAAGCCAAGCCTCGAGTTGCATTCCCGTGTCCTCCATGAAGTGAGCAGCTGCATCTCGCTTAATGGGCCGTTTGAATAGCGGCCCACTCGCAGTGCTCATGTTGAGTTCCTCATACGCTTCGGTGTGCGAGTAACCACGGCAGTCCCGGCCTGTGATGGCAAGAAACTCCGTTGTAGCTTTGGCGCCAGCCAACATGAGCTCCCGCATTTCGCGCTCGGAGTAGCAGGGCGTGGCACGCGAGAATTTGGACGCGCTAAGGTCATAGGCCTCCTCGCTGATCTCGCTCAGCCCCCAACCTTTGTCTAGAAGAGTGGCTGCTCCGATTCCGAACACACGCACAAACTCGTGGTCAATGTGCCGCTTCTGTTTAAACGGCTTGATCCGCAAGTGTGTGCCAATTCTGTGGTAGCCTGGGCCGTAGCCGCTCTCGACAGGGGAACGGTCCAGGCTTATGCCCCCCACCATAGCACGGGGGTAGTAGCCGAAAAGGTCGGCAACCGTGTACAGTGGTGGGGGGGTCAGAAGTTTAAAGTCAAAGGCACACTCGAGTTGAGGAGCTTGACATCAGCGGGGGTGAACAGAGAGCAAAAAGCGCGGGGCTCTTCACGGGAGAAGGGAACGGTGGCGGCGATGTGGACGCCGACCACGCGGGGCTGGCCAGAGAAGTCTTGGAAGTACGGGGAGCCACAGTCGCCGAGTCGTGTAGGGGGTCCGACGAAAGTGCCGCTGTCGCTGAGATAGCCGCTCACGCGCTCATAGCGCAGGTTCCCTCCCTCAGTGTACATGCGAATCATGTACGCTGGGTTGGTTCCGCTTTGGACGACGGCAGCTTTCAAGGCTTCTTCGCAGCGGAACGGGCTGGGCACGGCATACAACTCCTCGACACCGTCTTCAAGTGAAGCGCTCTCGAGAAGCTGCCCCTCAGTAGTGGAGGGCACGTAGCAACGCACGTCGGCGCCGGACAGGTAGAGCGGAAGCTTCTCGTCGGCGGGGTGGACGTGTGTGGGGATGACAAAGCGATTGCCGATGTGGAGGGCGTTCAACAAGCGAGGGCCCCCGGGTGCAGGACCGCCATTCTTCCCTTGAAACACACCGAGTAGCCACTTGTGCTGCGGCGAGGTGTATTTGACAACTGGGGAGAAGTCAACAAACTTGGGGTTGGTGATGGGGTCTCCAAGGAAGCGAGCCGCTTGAGGGGTGAACTTGGACTCGGGCGCGAGGGAGAAGATGCGTTGGGTGAGGTACTCATCTGCAGCATTCCACGCTGGAGTGAGGACCTTGCGCATGTCGGCATCCCAATAGTCGTGCAGGTAGACGCGGTGCTCATCGGGAACAGGCTGGCCAGCGAGGTAACGCGCTTCGAGTTCAGCGGTCAGCGTGGCGAAACGCGCTTTGGTGGCAACGTCCATGCGGCTGGAGTCGAAGTACTGGAAACCCTCATCAATGGCGTCAATGAGGTCGTCGTACGATAGAGCACTGAACTGCTTGGCTTGGGTGAACTTGCGAAACTTTTGATGCGCGCGAACTTTGACGTCCTCTTGGCGGATCTGCTCGCGCTCCGCAAACTCCTTCTCCTTCTCTCGCGCGGTCTGCTTTTGATTGGAGGGGCGCTTGTCTTTGGGCATGCGGGGGCGAGCGGTCTCGTAGGCGCGCGCCTTAACGGCACGAGCACGGCCACCCCTCGAACGGGTTTCGTACTCATCGTAGTCGGTGGATCTGTCTCGCTCAGCGTCAGCCTCCTCCTGCTCAACCTGCTCCGAATAATGATCAGCCATCTCCTGGAGATGGCGCTCGCGCTCACTGTCGCCTGACATAGCGTGGCAGGGCGCGCTCTCACCATCAGGGGGGAGAAAGTCACGGAAGATGCGGTTGTTGCGCGATATGTCGCGCCAGGCTGCGTAAGCGCCGTAGAGCGCGAAGAGGCCAACGGTGATGTCAAACAGCAAGGGGAAGCGGGACTTGGATTCTCCTTCCGCCCGCCGCGGGCCCTGAATCTCCACGAGCTCGTCAGGCCGCGGGTTGGTAACACGTCGCACGGCGTAAGGGCGAGGGTTGGAGTCGTCATCTTCACACGCGGTTGACGTGGAAGCGACAGCCTCTGCAGGAACGAAGGCAACGCGGCGGCGCGGGCGATTGAGCCGTATGGCATCGTCTACGTCCACAGGAACAGCGAAATGGCCTTCAGCGTCCGTGGGAGCATCTTGTGAAACCAAGTCGCGTATGGCCGCAGTGAGCTCTTCGTCATCCCGACCAGTGGCGCCGGGGGCAGTAACCGAGTCAACCGCGCAAGCAACGCGCTTGAGGCGTCTAGCTTCGGCGCTGCGAAGCGATGCGTCAGTGCGGTCTACGAAGGGTCGGACGTGCAGCGCGTCCCCTCGAACATAGGGCTCGGAGGTGAGAGCAACCTGATGCTCAACCCCATCACACTCAATGCTCTCTGGCATGAGTCTGTTGCGGGCGAGAGCGACGTAAGCCTGCTTTTCCACTGAGAAAGCTATGCTCTTATGCAACTTACCGGCACGGAACTTGTGGTAGGGCACGGAGGGTTGGGGGGCGGAAAGAGTGCGATCAATGTAGAAGAACGGTTCGCGACCGATGATGACGTTGGTGCCATCGTCGAATTCGGCCTCGATGGTCAGGCCCCACAAACCGCGCGGGGTGCACCGCAGCTGTTCCACTGGAACGCTGTTGAGTTTGTCGAGCGTATCTTCGCACTCAACGTCCCACAGATTGTTCGCGTCAGAGGGGGAGCCTAAGCCGGCGCGGGGCTCCGCTTGAGGCTCTTCGCGCTCGGCTTCGTGCACATGGGGCGCAAGCTCAAAGTGGGCATCGTTGAGGATCTCGCACCCACCATCTTCAGCAAAAGCCAGTGACGGCAAAGGGCGATCTTCTTTCATCAAGCGGGGGCAGTCGAGCTCTTGAGTCTCAATTTCCCACTCCACGCATAGCTTGTTGGGCACGCAAGCCGTCTTGGACAACAAAGTGGCTAAGTGGCGGCGATCTCCAGTGTCTTCGTACAGCTTGAAACAGCGCGCGATGGTGGCGGCACTGTGGTGCTGCCGGATGATTCGCACCTCTCTGTCAGTGAGCTTGGGGACGTGATACATCAGCCAGTTCATCTCGTATGGAGTGGCATTACCGCTGTTGAGCTTCCTGCGGATAAAATCGCGCTGGTGCATGTGTGAGCGGGGATTGCCAACGAAATGGGCTGGGTGCATAGTCAACAACGTGGCCTTGGGGTCAGCAGGAGCAGCAACAAAGGCCTTCGCAGCTGCGTTGGCCATGGAGCGGTAGGCTGCCCAGACACCCTCCGTGAAGAACTTGAACGATCGCTGAAGATTCGTGGCATAACGAACATTGTTTTCAGCATCACGCTTCTCAGCGGCGGTGCCAAACATTGATGATATGTTGCCAAAGTGTGCGAACACTTCAATGAGTCCAGCAGCTTTCTCCAGGAGAGGCGTGAGCATGTCGCGTGTGGTCGACATGAAAGTCGCCTTGGCATTGCCCACGAGCTCGCGAGTTGTGCAACAGGTGGAGCAGAGCGGGTTGTCGCAATCCTTGGTTGCGCACGAATCATGGTAAATCCGGTACGCGACGTAAGCGCCAACACCAAACGGCAGAGTAGCCACGGCGGTGCCGAGCCAGCGCATGGGGGAGGTGGTGAACGACTGCGGTCTCGCCTGCCTGGAAATAGCAGGAGCAGCAGGGGCAGCGAAGGGAACGCAAGCCTTTATGGCGCTGAAGACCGCAAACGTCCACCTCCATTTTGACACCTCGGAGATGCACTCGGCAAGGACAGCTGATCCACCGCGAGAAGCGGCAGACAAGACGGCCGAGGTCATCGAGGCGACGATGGCGGGCACGGAAAAGACCAGGAAGTACGCACAGCTGATGCAGAGAATAGTTGAGCCAACGCCAGCAGGGATGCCGGTCCAGGACCACAACATGAAAGCAACAGCCCACGCGATGACGTAAGGGTCGCGGATGACGCCCTGGAAAACTGCCACGGAGGGGGGAACGGGCGCGGGTGCACCAGAACTTGCAAGTAGGGATGCAGGTTGCGGGGTAGCGGGCTGAGCAGTGCCAACGCCTGCCGCAAGCGGCGCTACTGGGGCGGAGCCCTCAGCAGCAGTGCTCCCAACGGAGCAAGTAGGATTCGCCATTTT